CCCAGCGCATCGGGCGGCGAGGCATACTGGTTGGAAGGGTATGCGGTTGGCGACGCCAAGTTTGCCGCAGCGCAGTCTGACGGCACCAGCACAACTCTGATTGCGTCATCCCGTGTAAAAGAGACGGGGATGCAATCAGACGGCACCTCCACATCATTATTTGGGGGCAACCGCGTCGTCGCGGGCGCATTGGTGCAGGAGCCAGTAACGGCAACTGTGACAGGCGTTACGCGCGTGCGGCAAGGCTCAATCCGCGCAGACGGCACAAGCACTACACTTATTGGCGCCGTGCGCGTGCGCAACCCCGCCGCGGTGTCACAGTCGCGTTACGTGCTCGCGGATTACTGGGAGGCGGGATACGCTGACTATGGTCAAAACTCAGACGTCCGCATCGCTGGTAACGTCACTAGCGACAGCGGCGTGCTTTCCGAGGCAGACGCCACGACGCTTATCGGCGTCACGCGTAAGCGTCAGGTGGGCGTGCTATCGGAGGCGGATGCCATAACGCTTGCGGTTGCGGGTGTCACGCGCACAAACATTGGCGTTCTCAGCGACGCGCAAGCTGCGTTTTTAGCGGGAGCTAATGTCACATACAACAATGTTGTGATATCATCCGCCACGTCGACTGCGCTTGGCGCATTGACACGCAAGTGGACGCGCTTCACGCCAATTGATGAAACATGGACGCTGGCCGACGATGTCGGTGAAACGTGGACTGATTCAGACGATACATCTGAGACATGGACAGAGGCCGCCGACGTCAGTGAGGTGTGGACGGAAGCAAGCGAAACAACTGAAACTTGGACGACGCAGTGACGAATGGACTAAGGGCGTCAACATCTATATACTAAGTTCAACTTAGAGGACTTCTACTATGGCAGACACAACGACAACAACTTACAGCTTAACGAAGCCAGAAGTCGGCGCGTCCGCCGATAGCTGGGGCACAAAGCTAAACAGCAACTTCGACAGCATCGACAACTTGCTCGACGGAACGACAGCCATCGCGCCAAATCTGACCGAGGGGTCGTGGAGCGTTGGCGGCACTGCCATCGCATCGACAGCGGCAGAGTTAAACATCTTGAGCGGCGTCACTGCGACGTCTGCTGAGTTGAATCTGCTAGACGGCGCGACGACAGCCACGTCTACAGTAATTGCAGACGGTGACCGCGTGATCGTGAACGACGCAGGCACGATGGTGCAAGTTGCCATGACAGACTTGGCCACATACTTTGGCGGCGGCATCACAAGCATGACGACGCTTACGGCAGTAGGCGCGTTGGACACTGGCAGCATCACGTCTGGCTTTGGAGCAATCGACAACGGATCGTCCAACATCACGACGACCGGCACGATCTCCTTTGGCACTTTGACAGACGCAACGACGAGCGTGACGTCGATTAAAGACGAAGACGACATGGCGTCAGATGATGCATCTGCGCTTGCGACGCAGCAATCGATCAAGGCGTATGTCGATGATAAGTCAATTACGCAAACGTCTGGCTCTGCGCCATATTATGGCGCGCGTGCGTGGGTAAACTTTGAAGGCTCAGCGTCTGGCGCGACAATTCGTGGAAGCCAAAACGTGGCCAGCGTGACACGCAACGCCGCTGGTGACTACACAGTGACCCTGACAACGGCTGTGGCTGATACGAATTACGCTGTGCTCGTAAATGCGATGGCGAGCGATGGCACAGGCGGAACTAGATTTTCGGGCGGATACCCAAGCTCAACAACTGAGATAAATGTTTATGCGACTAACGACGCGAGGGATGGCGTTGACATGCCAATGTGGAATGTAGTCATCTTTGGTTAGGAGTACGTTATGCCTCTGGTGAAGCTAGACATACCAGCCGGCGCGGTACGCAACGGCACAGAATACGAAACAGGCGGACGTTGGCGCGATATGTCACTCGTCCGCTTTTACAATGGCGTCCTCCAGCCGATCAACGGGTGGCGTAAACGCGTCGCCAACCAGCTTAACGGCATCCCGCGCGCAATGCATACTTGGCGCGAGAACGATGGCACACGTTGGTTGGCCGTTGGAACGAACTCTAACTTGTACGCGTTTGAGGCGGGCAACACACTTAGCGACATTACTCCGATAGACTTAACGGCGGGCTCCGCCACGCAGACAGGCTCCGTGGGCTACGGCGTTGGCGCATACGGCGCTGATGAGTGGGGCACGCCGCGTCCAGAGGCGTCTACAACGCTTGTAACGCCAGCGGCTGCGTGGAGCTTGGATAACTGGGGAGAGTACCTCGTTGGCGTCTTATCTAGCGATGGACGCATGTTTGAGTGGGACTTGGCTTCTGGCACAGCGTCGGTAATCGCCAACGCGCCTGTCGGCGTTGACGGGGTCATCGTCACAGAGGAGCGCATCATCTTCGCGCTTGGTGCGCAGAACGATCCGCGGCGCATCGACTGGTGCGACCAAGAGAACAACACTGAGTGGACTGCGTCGGCGACGAACCAAGCTGGTAACCAGATACTGGCGACCAACGGCAAGATCGTGACCGGCTCCAAAGTGCGCGGCGGCACGCTAATCCTCACGGACATCGATGCACACTTAGCCACATACTTGGGCCAGCCGTTCGTGTATCGATTTGACCGCGTAGGCACTGGCTGCGGCGCTGCGTCTCAGGGTTGCGTCGTGCAAGTTGACGTAGGGGCAGTGTGGATGGGTCGCGACGGCTTCTGGATTTACGACGGCGCCGTGCGTCCGTTGGAAAGCCCAATTGCTGATTACGTGTTCCGCAATCTTAACGAAAGCCAGATCACGCGTGTGACGGCGTTCAACAACTCCAAGTATGGCGAGGTATGGTGGCTGTATCCAAGTGGAGACAGCAACGAGTGCAATCGCTACGCCGCGTGGAGCTATCGCAATAACACATGGACAATCGGCGAGCTTGGCCGCACCGCAGGCACTGACGGCGGCATCTTTGGCCAGCCCATTATGGCAACCGCGGACGGCTACGTTTACGATCACGAGGTTGGCTGGAATTACGATGGCAGCGACCCATACGCCGAGACGGGGCCAATTGAAATCGGTCAGGGCGATAACTTGGCCGTGATTACGCGCCTCATACCTGACGAGCGCAACTTGGGCGACGTCACGGCGACGTTCACGAGCCGCCTGTATCCGAATGCAGAGGAAAGCACGCACGGGCCGTTTACGCTCACCGCTGAGACAGACGTGCGCTTTACTGGACGGCAAGTGAAGCTGAAGGTGACGGGCGCCAAGAATAGCGACTGGCGTGTTGGAGACATGCGCGTTGACGTGAAGCAGGGGAGCAAGCGATGAAGAAGCTGCCCGTCGCCGGCCCAACGTATGACTATAAGCTGGAAAACATTCGCAACGACATCATTGAGCAGGAGTTTGCGCTTTGCCTGAAGAAGCGTGAGAACGTATACCTCGATGAAGACGTTCAGGTGAAGTATACGGCTGCTGACGGCACAGAGTACACATTTGGCCAAGTAACCGAGGACACCGTGTCCTTGCAGACGGATGTCACGACGTTGCAGTCTGACTTTACGACGTTAGACGGCGAGGTCACGGCGAACGCTACGGCGGTGTCTGGCTTAGAGACGCGTGTCACAAGCGCAGAGGGCAGCATCAGCTCAAATGCCACGGCTATTACGTCTTTGCAGACAGACTTAACGAGCGCGGAAAGTGACATCGCGGCAAACTCTAGCGCCGTGACGACGCTGACATCTAGCGTTTCAACTTTGGATGGTGAGGTGTCTTCTTTGTCGTCTAGCGTTACGTCGCTATCAACGACAGTCGGCAGTAACACAACAAACATTAGTACGAACACTAGCTCAATTAACGGCATCGAAGGCAAGTACGCCGTCAAGATTAACAACAACGGCCACGTATCCGGATTTGGCTTAATTAGCACGGCCAATAATGCGACGCCGACAAGCACGTTTACTGTTACTGCAGACGCGTTCAAGATCGTTGATACGAGCGGCTCAGCGACGCCAGAAACGCCATTTAGCGTTTACACGTCTTCGCGCACCGTAGACGGCGTGACCGTGCCAGCAGGCGTTTATATGGAGAACGCCAACATTACTTCTGCGCAGATTAAAACGCTTGACGCTGATGTGATTACGGCGGGGACTGTCAGCGCAGACAGGCTCAGTGTTGACGGCGTTACAATCGATACTAGCGGTGGAAACTTAATAGTTAAAAATGGCGGCGTTGACACTGCGCAGATTAAAGATGATGCACTAAGTGCAAGTGCTACCGCTAATGCTTCATCTGCATCTGTTACTACGTCAAACTCTGATGTTTTAAGCACTTCCGTGTCAGCAGTTTTTGGCGAAAGGTTTTTAGTCGTAGGTAGGGTTGCATCGATAACAACGACCAACGCTGCTCACTATTTAGATGAGGCGATTATATTTTTAAACAACGTATCAACTGCATATGTATATGATGTAAATGCAGGAACATCCTCAACTACCAAAGGCGGTTTTACTGTCGCTGGTATAATAACAGCTACTTCTACTGGCTCTTTACCTGTAAAGATTAGAATGAGGGCCAGCGGTGGTACTATTACCTGTAATGCCATATTTTTAAATATTATAAGGCTAAAGAAATGAAAAAATTTGTTATTTATAATTCATCAGGGCAGATACTTTGGGCTGGAACAAACGATAGTGACATTGCTCAAAACAAAGACGGTGAGTTTGAGTTAGAGTGCGATTGGCCTGATGACATTGAAAATTATGTAGTCAGTGACGGTGCCTTATCTCGTAAACCGCAAAGTGTGATAGATCAGAGATTAAGCGAAGAAAGCACTTCTAAATTGCGGGGGCAAAGAGACGCTTTATTGTCATCCTCCGACTGGACGCAAGCCGCCGACAGTCCGCTCTCCGACGCCAAGAAGGCGGAGTGGGCGACGTACCGCCAGCAGCTCCGCGATTTACCTGCTAACACATCCGATCCTGCTAACCCAACATGGCCTACGCCTCCGTCCTAGCCAAATGAGTAATAATGTTATACAATTCAGGCAAGCGCCAAATGTGAGGGTGCTACCGGCGATCCCAGAGTGCCTAGACGAGTTTCTGGATGACGCTATGAAGCTACTCACGCCGGCGATAAGACGTCAGGAGCATAACGCTACCGTTGAGGACGTCATCGAAGACATACGAGGTGGAGGTGCAGTCTTGTGGTGCATCTACCTAGAGGACAAGTTGACCGCGGCGCTGACGACATGCGTTGTGAAACACCCTCGAAGG